ATATGCGCCACGCCCTGCCCGTCGATTTCCATTGGCTCGCGTTTTGAAGTCAACATGCCCTCGTATTCTTCGCCGTTCGCCCGCAGCAAGCGCGCTTCTACGAGCTTTCGCACAGCTTGGTAGCCGCCCGGCGTGATCAGCCACGGGCGGAAGTAAACTTGCTCAAGGATGCGTTGAAATTTCATTCGGTAGTCGTTAGTTGCGGGTTCCCGTTGGGCGTCAGCAGCCCGAACACGTCGCGCGTGAGCCCAGAGCGTTCCACGCGGCGTTTAATCTCGAGTTCCTCGCGTTCCACTTCGTCTAGGTGCTCCTCAAGGGTTTTGGAACCGCTGGCAAGGATGTCAGTCATGCTTCGCATCCCTGCGCGGTAAGCCTCAATCGCGTCGCGGTTTGCGTAGCCTGCGTCCGCCGTCAGCCTAGGCGGCTCGGTAAATCGAAACTGGTACGCGCCTCCCCGATCAGCGTCCGGCCCCGGATACGGCGGCAGGATGCCCATTTCGATAAACCGCGCCACAGCGTACGCGCAGCGCCGTTTGCAAAACATCGAGAGGTAAGCGTGCCGTTCCGAGGTAACGCGGTTCACTTGCTCAAGGATTATTCGCGCGGAAGCGCCGCCCAGTTTGCTCATATCCCAGCCAAATTCGGGCGGCCATTGCGCAGCCAGCAGGGCGTTTCGGATCAAGCGCTCTTGCAGGCGGTCTTGCGCCTCGGTCGGGATCTTGGCGTCAAGTTGCTGGATGCTCTCGCCTGCGTTGGCGGTCAGGTACTCAATCCGGCCGCCTGCCATCGGCGTGATGCGCATCTGCGGCGGACATGATGGGATTGCCGGGTCGGTGAGCGCGTTGTACGCGTCCGACGCGTCAGCCATGCCCTGTTGATTAGTCACCAGCAGGCCGATCTTTGCGGCCATCCGGGACGCGGCTTGGATGTCGTCTCCCAGGTCTTTCAGGCTCAGCAAATCACGGATTGCGGGAGCAAACGCCGAAATCCCGCGCACCTGGTCAACCTCCCGCGGGTCCATCGTCAGCATCGCCGAGCCCGCCGAGATGTCCCGATCCTCGCTCCCGTCCGGCGCCTCGCCTAGCACGCGGAACGCAATTGCTCGGTTGGAGCGATTAAGAATCACGCCGTTGTAAATCCGGTTTCCGCGGTACCGGCCAGAGGTCAGCGGCCCGTCCTCGCCACGGCTTCCAATCTGATGCCACGGCACCTGCTGGAGTTGCGGATACCCGTTCGGTGCCTGCGTGAGCACCGTCAGGAGGTCGCCCTCGCGGTCGATGGCAACGGATTCGAGCCGCAACCCTTCCCACCAGGTTTTGCCGTCCGAGTAGCAAATCTGGAACCAATCCAAAAGCACCGCCTCAGCCTGCTTGCCCCACGCGGCAGCGCGGGCGTCGCCCTGGCCGCCAGTAAAAATCGGGCGCATTGCCATGCCCACCGAGAGCATGCTTTTCTGGTCAATGGCGGCGTTCACCACGCCCGTGTTCCAGTAGAGTTTCCGCGCAGCGCTGTTGAGCGTCCGCCATTCGCTCACGTTAAGCTCTTTTCCGATGCTCTGCGTGTGCTGCCGCCAGTAGGGATCCGACCACACGCCGCCCTCAATTAGGCGCTGGCGGCGATAGGAATCGTACGCGGCCGACACCTTAGGCGCGCCGCGGAATAGGGTTTTGAGACGGCCGAAAAAGCTCATATGAAAAATGCCTGCGTCCTGCGCACCGGCGCGGTGATCCCGGCGAGTTTGTAGTTTATCGCCTGCTGCGCCAGCATACACACGTCCAGAGGTGAAAGGGTCCCTCCGGCGTTGAAAGTGAAGGAAGCGCCGTCGATGGAAGACGAAATCACCGTGGATTTTCCAGCCTGCACCAAATCGAACTTCTGCGCCACGATTTGCCGGAGTTCGGCAATGTCGCGGGTCAGGAACACCTGCAAGAGAAGGCGCGTGTCAGGACTCATCATTATTAGGCTCCTCAACAAGCGACGCGTCGCCCTGCACGCTTGGCAAGAGCCCCAGCATCTGTGCCGCGACCACATTCATGGCCTCGGCGTCCCACAGGTGGTTGTCGCGTCCCGTTGCCGTCCATCGCAGGCGCATTTTTTTCGTTTTCTTGTCCACCGTTTGCCGTTTCTTCTCTGAGTTCATGTGCCGCACGTACTCAGGCGGCGCGTCCTGCGGGAACTCCCATGTCGGTGAGCCAGCGTTGCGAAGCGCTGCCAGGATGTCCTTCACTGGGTCCGACGCCCAATAAAAAAACAGCACCTGCACCCGGCGCCCCAGATGGTCGCGGTGCGTAGGAGCCACCACCTTGTCCGGCGCCGAGTAGTAGCGACGGATCGGTTTCCCGTCGGCCCCACGGCTCGTGAACCAGTCCTCGCCGCGTCCCACAAGCGCGGTCCATCCAAAGCGCGCACAAATGTCGTACACTCGCCCATGGAATGAGTTCCCGGCGTCTAGCAGGCAACGCTTCTCCGGCACCTTCAAACGCACCTGCATCTCCCGCAGCTGGTCCGTCGTGTGTACCTTGCCAGCCCAGATCAGGCGCGAATGCCCGTTAGCCAACCAAACGCGCACCACGACCCAGTAATGGTCCTGTTGAACATCGCAGGTCATAATCCGCGCGGCTTCGGTAGGTAGCGGGCGCCCGTCGGCCCATTCTTCGGCGTAATACCCAGCCGCCTCCAACTCGAGCGGCGGGAGTTCCTCTTCGATTTTCCAAGGCTCAGCCAAGCGCTGCATGCGGAAATCCTTCACCTGCTGCATCACGCCGAGGCGCTTTGCGTCCTGCGCTTGCAACCACTGAAGCACCAAGTCAGCCCACCGAATCCAATACACGCTCACCGCAGAAATGCGCCTGCATCGGAACCCGGCCACGTGTGAGTTTTCAGCCGAGCGCCACTCGCTGCGGTTGGTTAGCGCACGACGCCCCGCGGCGGTGTCGGCCGTCACGTGTCCGCAGTGCGGGCACTCGTGGCGCACGCTGGCAACTAGGTCGCCCCAGATCCATTCGCCCTGGGTGTTTTTAGCCTCGTCGTACTTAATGTTCGTCCATTCCGGACGCACCCAGTTTTCACAGCCTGGGCAACGGTGACACCACTCAAACTGCTCACCGGCGCGCCACTCCTCAGTTAGCGCGTGCGGTTCTTCGTACGATTGCGACACCAGCAGCGAGTAGCCGTTCCAGCGGTCGTGCAGCCGTTTCTTGAATTGAGAAATCAGGTCCGAATACGTCCAGCACTCGTCCAAAAGCAGGTACTGGACGCTCTTTTCCTGCGCGTTGCTGACGTTGGCGCCGCCAAGGATTAGCGGCATGTGCGCAAAGTAGATCCCGGTTTTTTTCGCGTGATGTCGGTTGCTGGGCATCAGCGGTTGCACGGCCTCGCACGCGTCGAGCACCGGCATCAGGCGCGTGGCCATCCACTCGGCGCTCGTCTCGTCGGTTTGCGTGATGCTAAGCATCGGCCCCGGTTGCTGCGCCACCGCCCAACAAATGAGCGTCTCAAGCGCTGTCGATTTGCCCGCGCCCGTGCAGGCCTGGACAAACGTCTGGCGGCATGTTGGGTCCGTAAAATCTCTGATCACGTCATTCCACCAAGGCGCCGTCTGCCGATCCCATTGCGTCGAGCGCGCGCTGTGCGGGATGCGCACATTTGCCTCGAGCCAGTCGAGAGGGTCGCCGGTGAACGCGAGACGCGTCCCGGCAAGCATGCCGTTTGCAAGCGGGTTCATTTTCAAAAAAGCTCCGGCTGCGGTTGTAAGCACGCTGGCGAAAACCAAATCCGCTCGCGGTCCTCCGCGCCCTGGTAGCCACCTTTTGCGTGCCACGTCACGCACTCCCAGCCCGCAAGCTCATGCTCGCCCACGTGTCCGCAAAGCGCAATTCGAAGTTGTCGGTTGTCACCGTTAGCCAAGCACCACTCGCGCACCGTGGCGCTTATTTCTCGCCCGTCGTTTGCATAAACCGGTTCCGTGGTCGAATACGGCGGATCCAACAGCACGCCGCACACGCCGTTGCGGGTCATGCTGCCCACCGAGCAGACGCGCTCCCAATCGCCGCACGTCACGCGCGCGCCTTTCAAGCGCTCAGCCAAGCGCCCAAACCAGTCCACCAGCCACGCACGCCGGTCGCCCAGGTGCGGCAATTGCCGGTTCACACCCTTGCCGCCGTCGCCTAGGTGCGGCAGTTGCCGGTTCACGCCCGTGCCGCCGTCGCCTAGCCGCGGCAGCTTCCGGTTCACGCCCTTGCCGCCGTTGCCCAGCGTGAACACCGGGACGCCCTCGTCATCCAGTTCCGCGTGCCACGGTCCGTCACCAGCGCACCAGCCGCTGCCAATCCAGGCACAAGCGCCCCAAGCCCACCAGCCAGCTGCGCGCGCGTCAAAGTGATCCGGATCCGCCATCAAGCGATCCGCCAGCCTGCGCCCGTGCGTCACAAGCCACAGATGCCGCGCGTGCAGGTCCACCTCGCTCACCGGCCAGTCCGCAGCCGCAGCGACGGCCTCTGGGTCGGCCTGCATCGCGCGCCAGAAGTTCGCCACGTTGCCATCCTTGTCGTTGAGCGCCGCCCAGCCGTCAAACGCGGCAGGTCTATTGAGCCAGACCGCTGCCGAACCTAAAAACGGCTCCACGTAATTTCCAATTCCAGCGCCAAACCGGCTCCAAATCAAATCAGCCGCCCGGCTTTTGCCGCCAAACCATGGAAAAGGTGCGGCAATCATAGCGCCTCCATCTGTGCGCGAATCTTTGCCTTCAGGAGCTCAATCCGCGCCTTGAGCTTCGGTTGCACCTCGGCT